TGGTTTTACTTGTCTTTATTTTTTTAAATCGTCATCAATTTGTTCCATTAAAAACTTCTTTGTAGTTGCGTGATAATCAGCACATCCCGTTTTCATATCAACGGCTTCCCACCATATACAATGATCTGGTTCATAATAACCACAATTACTAATTCTGTATCCTTTATACTCGTAGATACCTTTTGATATTTTTACAGCTCCCATACTTTTATTCTCCTAATAGCTGGCCGACTTTTTTCGCATTTTCAGCTTTTTCCTTGCGCTCTAAAGCGAGTTTTTCTTTCAGATTATCCTCTCGTGTGTCATCAAAAACCACGGATGTTTTATCGAGGAACTCCTTCTTCCAGTTGCGGAGAAGATTCGGCTGAATATTGTTTTCGGTTGCGATTGTATTTAAGTCTTTTTCTCCTTTGAGCAGTTCAATCACTAATTCTGATTTGAATTTGGCTGAGAAATTTCTTCTTGTTCGAGACATAATAAAAATCCTTCTTTCTGTAGTGTTTACAGTATATCAGATTCATTAAGAAATGTCTCTTGAAGTGTCTTAAATTACCAAATGATAATTGCAGAATTATTTCCACTAAAATTCAAAGTAACATTCCCTGTTTCAAGATTGACATTACCTGTTATTGATGTTTCAGAAGCACCACATAGAGATTTTATATCAATTTGATCTTTATAGTTTCTTGATATTAGAATTAAAGATTGACTAACAGTATTAACAGTGCCAAACACAATTGCCGTTTTATATCTTTCTAAACAAATTTTGGTAGAGCTGCCATTTACAACTACTCTTTTACTAAGTTAGCAACCACCAGTTCAACTGGTGGTTTATTATTAGCCCTCCAAAGGGCTATTGTTACTGCTCGCCCCAAAGGGCGGTATCGCAAGCACTTTTGCTGGCCCGCTATAAAGCGGTACTACTCGAATCTTCTCGTCTCTATTCTTCTGCTTGCTCTTTTATATACTTTTGAACTGCTTCATCTGTTATATTGCCAATCGTTTCAACATAATATCCTCTAGCCCAAAACGCTTTATCCCATTTACTTTGCAACTCAGGATGCCTGTCATAAATCATTAATGTGCTTTTTCCTTTCAGATACCTCATAAAATCTGATACTCTGAGTTTTGGTGGAATTGCTACGCTTAAATGTACATGATCTATACATACCGCTCCTGCAATTATCTCTACATTTTTATACTGGCATAAAGTTGCTATTATCTCTCGGACATCTCTGCGTATTCTCCCATACAATACCTTCTTTCGGTATTTAGGAATAAACACAATGTGATACTGGCATTTCCAACGAGTATGTGATAAACTTTTATTGTCCATTTGGACCGCCTCCTTTGATTTTGAGTTTGGCTTGCGACACCATTCTCATTCTATCACAGGAGGCTTTATTTTGTTATCCTCACCACTTCCGACTACTCTATTCTCCCCAGCATAGCTGGGGGATTAGACTTTTCATTTAATTTTTCCAAGTCGTAATCTGTCGGAATCACAGACCAACCTTTATACGTTGCACACGGCCGCTGCCCGTCTCCGATTTTCCCGAGCATTGCTCTTTTTACTCGGGAAAGCCCCGAAATAACATTTTTAAACTCCCGAGTGTCTGGCTCAACGCCAAACATCTCGTGATTTTCCCTCAGCCAAAAGGCAAGGGAGTGAATATGGAAATGCTCCCCTTCCGGACTGACTAAGTGCCAGTCGATCGCCGCCTTGTTGGTTATAAATCGCCCAGATTTCGGGCTTTTCTTGGCGGCTTCCGTCGCCATCCTCTGTATCTCTGCACTGTTCGGAACCTTTTTTCTCGACTCTGCCATCTTTTCCCGGGTGGCGGCTGACATTTTAAGCCCCTTGTGATTCTGGCTCAAGTATTTGAGTCTACACTCCCTCGAACAAGTCACAACGTTGCGGGAGGGAGTGCAAGGATACTCCTTCCCGCAAATTACACACTTTTTATAATTTTTTTCTTTCATGCTTCTTTTTCCGCGAGATCGAGGTCTGATCCATCGAGAAATTCCCCGTCTTCGTCCGTATTACAGTATTCGAGCGCGTATTCATCGGCAAACATGTATCCACCGGACTTGCGGTACGAGCAGCTATATTTAGCAAGCTCGGCTTTTGCCAAGTCGTACTGGTCTCCCGTCCAGCGTTTCAGTTCTTCCGGGCTTGCGTTTTCTCCACAGATGCAATCGCCTTCGGTAAAGTTGTTAAATTGTTTCTTGGAGTAGCTGCCTACTCCATGCTTTAAAATTATAGTGTTATAAAACTCATTCATATCTGTTTTCTCCTTTTCTGTTTTTTTGGTATCCTCTCTAACTACTCTATCGAGTAGTAAAAGGACATACTCCGGCGGGTTTCTTTTTCCCGCCTCCCATCCCTCAAGAGTCCTCTTCGGGATGTTATATTTTCTTGCGAACGCCTCCTGTGTTAAGCCGGAGGCGTTCCGGATTGTTTTTATTTTCATTCTTTATTTTTCTCCTTCTTTATATTCAATAAATTCGTCATCCGTCTCAACGAATTTATTGATTTCTTCGATCAGTTCCTCTTCGCTGACCGTCTGGAACTCACCGCACTCGTAAGTTCCGTCTTCGAGACGGTGATCATCGAAGCTTCCGCACACCGGGCAGAAGTCAAATTCTGCGGTGGTTCCGTAGGAAACCTCCCACATCCCGTTTTCCAAACGGGTGTAGTCCGTCCAGAAGCCATACGCTCCACCGTTTGCTGACTTCTCTGATTCGTACTCCGAAAAATCATTAAATCTTACTCTCTGGATTCCTTCCAGACTTTTAATTTTTTTTGCTTTTTCCATTTTAATTTCCTCCTTGATTTTTGTTATGCCTTAACTTTGATTATATAATACCACTCATCGACGTATACGTCAATAGGTTATTTTAGCTTTTTTATTTTTTGCAATAAAAAAAGGCGTAGGGAAATCCCCACGCCTTTTGATATATTTTATATTTTTTTACTGGCGGTTACACCACTCCTGTAAAGCCTTGACCATCGCAGACGGGTAGCTGATCACGCCGTCTACCGGTGTGCCGAGTTTTTTCTGGAGCGCGCGGATGGTCTGCGGTCACTCCTGCCCATCTCTGCATGGCCCTGATCAGATCGGATCCGCCGGACAGCTTGCCAGACCATTCGGCCGCCGCGATGCCAGCACAGTATTTTTTGTTGCTCGTCGGCTGATCGCTGATCACGCCGTCTACTCCAGTCTTAAAAATCTCCTGCAAGCATTTGGTCAGCTCATGACCCCACACACCATCGACTGTGATCGCTTTTGAGGTGGATTCTTTGGCCGCTCCGCTTTCTTATAAGTCTGGCCAACCTCTGCCGCAGCAGTAAAAGAGATTGGATAGATAAGATACCTTCACCGCATTGGAGCATTGGCGATAAAACTATTCATTAACGTATCTTGCAATATTCCTGGCTGAGTTTCACCAGCTCCTTTGTCGAATTTTTCTTATGTTGCTTTTAATGTATTCTTCTCCGGCCATTATGGTATTACCGTCCATCACAAAATGCATGAATCCTGCAGCTGATGGAATTATCTTATGGAAGTAATGGCAATCTTCTTCTGGCCATTCTTCTAATAAGTATACTTTAGGATAATCCATCCATGAGTCTAAAACAAATTCCTGCTCACTGTATATGGAAAATTCATTTTCTTCAGGAATTGATTTGATTTTAATTATTTCCTCGATTGCTTCTTTAATGTATTTCGCTCTGCAATAATTAATAGTATTGACAAAATACTCTTTATTTTTGACTCCGGTAAAACTGCTGATCTGCGCTTCCTTCATGCCCCAAAGAGTGCTTTCATAATTGTAGGCCATTTCCAGTGGTCTGCGATAATATACATTTTTTTCCACCGGAGCTACGATCTTGTACGTAATTTCAAGATCATTTTTAATGTCTCTTTTCATTTCATAGTATTTTGCGATTTTCTCACATTTTTCTTTATTCAATTTCATTTCGTTTTCCAGCATCTCAGAAAATTCAGATACGCTGTATTTTCTTAAATCCATTTTGTTTCTCCTTTCGAGTTTTTACGGTTCCAATCAGCTTCTGGAACTGTTTCAGGAGGGGGCGCGTTTTTTTTATTTTTCGAAGCATAGACTGTTCTTTTTTTCTCCTTTCTGCCACGCCGGGCGGCTGCTTCTGTTGACTGATCTATCGGGGTTTGCGTGCAGCTCAAATACCAGGAAGCGGAACAGAAGCAAGGGCGGGCCTTTGCCCGTTCATCTTGACCCTTGCTGCTGTTTTGATTTCTGGTATGCTGCAAACAGCAAAACCAGATCAGTCAACAGAAGCAGCCGCCCGGCGTGGCAGAAAGGAGAAATTTCATAACGTATATGCTACGGAAAAAATCCCCTTGGGGGTATTTCCCGTGTCAATCTTTGACACGGGAAACACTTAAACAATCGGCATTCTTAAGAATTTCTGTTTCTTCATCTTTCTTCTAAAATTTTTCTTTGTAGCTTTCCATCTTTGTCATACCATATAAATGCAGGTTTTTCTCTCCAGTTTCTTAAAATTTGATTCAAGGTATAGGTCCATTTACCATTTTTAGGAGTGATTAAAGTTGTTCCGAATTCATTTTTCCTACTTCAAACAAATCGTCTGGAATAATAACCTCTACTTCGTAATACGCTTCCATTGCTGGAAATTCTGCATAAACAGGTTTTTTTCGTGTCCCAGAACGCCATAACATTTCATTAAATTAATTATCATTTTGCCACATCCTTTCCAATTACTTTATCGCAACCTCTTTACACAATTCTAAAAATTCATCTTGTGTTATTTGCCCTTCAGGGACAATTGTATTTTCATAATAATAAATTGTATCTGCTGCCAGATTGTAGTTTTTATCTGTTTTGGACAAATTTAACATAGACTCAAGAGTAAATTTAACTATACCTCTATATGTTTTCTTATCCAACTTTTCCATTTGCTTCACCTCCACTTTATTCTAAAACCCTTTCTTTGTTTTCATTATATCACCACATCTGTTCTTCGTCAATAAAAATAATCTATTTTCAGATTACTTTTTATCTTCTGTATTGTACATTTTTGTTTATAATATAGCATTTTCCT